ATCATGCCGGGCACCGCGTTGCCACTCGGGATGCGCACGTGCCGCTCGGCCCACTGACTGGGGGTCAGGTCCGGCGGCGGCCGCAGAAAGCTGCGGCAGCGGGTAAAGATCCGCGCCAGCGCCGCACTGTTGTCAAAGCTCCCCATCATCGCCCTCGATGTCGTCAGACGGCTCGATCAGCGACCGGGTGTCTGCCAGCGCCTGCAGTACCTGGTCGATCTCGGCCAGCATCATCCGCTTGATCGCCGACTCGTCCTTGGCGCCGGCCAGCGACGACGCGATGCGCCCGGGAATGTTGCGGATATTGGTCTGCACCTCAGCAAAGAGGCTGCCCAGGTTCTTCTCCAGCTGCGCCACACCCACCACGTCACCCCGCGCGCGGGCCAGCTCGATCTCGGCCATGTCGGCCTGCGCCTTCGTGAGCCTCGCTTTCTGCTCGTGGTAGTCGATGGGCGAGTCGGAGCTGCTGCCTCCGCGCTCCTGCAGGTACCGAACGTACCCCTGCACGGCCGGCACCAGCTCATAGCGCCCGCGCTCGGCCCTGGGAATCACGCCCTCGCGCGTGAGCTGCTGCACGCGCCGCTCGGACAGCATCAGCAGGCTGGCGATGGTGGCAACCGAATGGGTTGCATCACTGGGCATGGCCGCAGGGCGTCATCATGGGCGCGCACCAGCGGCTCAGCCGCCTGGCGCCAGGGTGCGGGCAGCCGTTCGCGCCCCGGGCGTCACCGAGCGCTGCGCGTTTCGGTTCCGTTTCGTTTTGGCAGGCACCCGCTGAGGTTGGCGGGCGCGCGCCAACACCCTGTTTTTATAGGGGTTATCGTCCTCCTGATGGAGGGCAGGCGCCCGGCCAAAACGAAACGAAACGGAATTTTTCGCGCACGCACACGCCAAATTCCGGGGCCGTTTGCGCCCCGCAGCCAGGCCCGGCCAGGAAGTACCTTTGACCCGGGGGTGGTGAGCGGCCCCTGCCGCCCCCCGAGCGGCCGCTGACGACGCGATCAGCGCCAGTGCCTGCCGCATGGAGGCAGCCAGGCGCGGGCGGCGCACAGGACGCGGCGCCAGCCATTGAGGATGGGTGCTCGTCATTCGCTCTGCTCCCGCCAGCTGCTGCCGGCCATGCTGTCGTCGGCCACCTGGGCGGCGGATTGTCTCTTGCCCTGCATCGCACGCACGGCGGCAGTCAGCGCCTGGTGACGCTCGGCACAGGCGTAGTACAGCTGCACCGTCTCGACGTGGTGTTCTATGAGGGATGAGAGCCGCCCATCCTGGGCCTCCGGCAGTTGCGTACAGGGGACCATCAGGGTCTCAGGGACGGGTCTTGCGCTGGGGGGCGCGATCCGGCTTGCCAGTGTTGCCGGCATTCCAGACGCGCAGCCCGTCAGCATCCAGGCGGCAAGCATCGAGATTGGGGCGCGTGCGTACATACTCCTTCACGACTCGGGTAACGACCTTCTGTTTTTGGATGCGGGCCAGCTCCTGCTCCAGGTGCTCGCGCTCGATTGCAGCAGCCGCCGCCACGGCCTGGCGCTCACGGACGACGGCCTCGGTCATCTCCTTGAGCGCCTGCTGATCACGCTCGGCCAGGATCTGGGTGTAATGCGCGGTGGCTGCCTGCTTGCCGCTGGAGTGGCCGCGCAGGTAGGCCGCCATCACCACGGCCAGCAGCACCACACAGGCCACGATCAGGGGGCCCTGGCGGCGCGCCAGGATCAGCGTCTGCAGTGCGCTCGCCATCACGCCTCGCTGGTCGACAGCGGCACCGCCGCCATCAGTGGCGGCGGCCCAGCGTCGTCGATCGGCACACCCAGGGGCCAGCGGTAGGACGTAACACGCGCGGGGGAAAACGCGCGGATGTTGACCTCATCGGCCTGATTGCCGCCCAGCACGAGCAGGTTTCCCTGCACGTCATGCCCCACCAGGAAGCCGACGTGCCCGCCGCCTCCAGCGCGAGAGAACGTCACCACGCAGCCGTAGATGGGGCGTGCCAGACCGCGCCCCCAGCTCTCCCAGCTGCGCGCGCTCTCGAAGCGGGTCGAGGCGATGCCGACACCCTCAAGCATCGCGCCCACAAAGGCGCTGCACCACGGCGTCTCGTCGTCGCGGATGCCGCCTCGGAAGATGGCCCGCCACCACGAGAGAATCTTCGGCTCGTGACGCGGGCCACGAATCTCGCGCGTGCCGATGTAGCGGCGAGCCTCGGTGATCCAGGTGGGCTCCCTCACGATCCCTCCTGTGCCAGGGCGGGCCAGCGCTCAGCCGCTTCGATCTGAGCCAGTTTCTGCTTCATCTCGGTATTCTCGGTAATCAGCTGGATCGTTCGTCGGTGCATCTCTGCTGCTTGCGCGTACAGGTCGCGGTTCACTGCCGCCAGGCGCTCGATCTCAGCGCGCAGCAGCGCAATGAACTCCACCTCCCACGCGGCTCTCTGCGCTGCCGCGCCTTCTTCGAGCAGTTTCCGGTAGACGAAGCGCACAACAAAGGCCGCGACGATGCCGCCGGTGCCCGTGGCGCCGACATACTTCAGCAGCTCTGAGAGGATGGAGTCATCCATGGGTTCGTGTTCGTCGGGCGGAGTTCGTCAGCCGGCAATATCGTGATCGGGCCCGGCGCATTCCACTGGTGGTCATGCCCCGGTCATCGCCGGGCGAAATGGGCGGATGGGCGGCTGTTATGGAAGCAGGAAAAAGTCACGCTGGGCAGTTTGGCGGACTTCCCCCTTTGTAACTTCTAAACTACAATGACGGCATGATCAAGCTGAAGTACACCGATACCTTCAAGCGCTGGATGCGCTCCCTGGCAGACAGAGGCGCCAAGGCCCGCATCATTGTCCGGGCCGAACGTCTGATGCAAGGCAATTCGGGAGACTGCAAGTCGGTTGGCGAGCAGGTGTTCGAGCTTCGCATCCATTACGGCCCCGGCTATCGGGTGTATTTCACCCGGCGCGGCAATACCGTCATCCTCCTGCTCTGCGGCGGCACCAAATCCACCCAGCAGGCCGACATCCGGCAAGCCCGGCAACTGGCAAAGAACTGGACAGACAGTGATGAAAACGACTGAACGGCTTCACGACTTCGATGCAATCGACTTTCTGGACTCGGAAGAGGATGTTGCCGAGTATCTGGCGGCAGCGCTGGAGACGAACGACCCGTCCTACATCGCCAACGCGCTGGGCGTGGTTGCGCGCGCCAAGGGCATGGCCCGGATCGCCGAAGAGTCTGGGCTGTCCCGTGAGCAGCTCTACCGCTCCTTCAGCAGCGAAGGCAATCCGACGCTGCGCTCCATGCTAGCCATCCTGCCGGCGTTGGGCGTGCGACTGAGCGCCACACCAGCCAGCGAGTCCCGGCCCTGACGGGCATCAGCCCTCGTCCCCTCGCGCCATCTCGTTGGCCCGCACCAGGTTGACTACGTGCCGGCGCGAGACGCGCATGATGGACAGCACCATGGGCAATCCCGCGCCCGCCCTCAGCATCTTGACGATGGCTTCGTCACGGTAGCGCGCAAAGATGCGCCGGCAGTTCGCCGGCTGCAGCACCTCGCCACCGAACGCGCGCACCAGCGCCATCGCCTTCTCGGCCCCCAGGATGCGTACCAGGCGATGATCGGGCGAGAGCTTCTTGGGTACGTACAGCATCACGCGACTGGAGCGCTTGCCTGGCGCGCCGCCCATGCAGGTGGGCAGCTGGCCAATCAGGCGCAGCGCGGCATCCCGGCCGATGACCTGGGCGATCTCGCGCACACTGCGCGGCAGGTCGTCCAGATCGTCGCCGCCCGGGGCGGCGGAATGCTGGTCAGGGCGCACTGTTCAGAACTCCTCGATGTCCCAACCGGAAAACACCCGGTCGCGGGGATAGACGGCAATCAGCCGGAACGGAAACTGCTCGGCAGCCACCCGTACCTTGACCCGCGCGTCATCGTGGAAGATTGCGCGCGAGCCCTTGACCTCGTGCAGCTCGATCTGCCCGTCAGCGCACATCACCACGAAGTCCGGCGTGTAACTGCAGCGCTCGGCCAGCCGCAGCGTCAGCCCCTCGAATCGATACCAGACGATCTCGCCGACCAGCTGCCGCTTGCGCAGGTGATGCTCGTAGGCGCTCTCGGTCTGATTCATCGCGCCCGCCTTCATCCGCCCCAGCGCCCGATTGGCGAAGGCGCAGCGCACGCCGCCCTCGATGTCGCCTCCCTGGCGCTTGGGTACAGCGCCACGGATCGACCGCGCCGACGCCTGCAGCGTCTGGATGTCCGGCAGCCGCAGCCCTTTGAGCCTGGCGCTCATCCCAGCGTCCTCACCCAGCCCGTGTAGCGCTCGATCATCTCGTCCAGATCCCATGACCCCCACAGCTCGTCCGCATCGATGCGGCTGTCGGCAATCGACAGCAGGTAGCCGTGATCCGGGTTGTCGCGCAGGATGACCGCACCGTGGCGACAGTCGTGCTCGGACACCTCCTCGGCGTCGCGCAGGAATGGCCCTGCCGCCAGGCGGTATGCCTTGCGGGCAATCGCAGCGGTGTCGTAGGCGTCACCATTACAGACGTGACCCAGTCGGTGGACGATCAGGCGCATGATCTTTCATCGAGGCGCGTCTGTCTGGCCGCCCTTGCGCATGGCCGCGTGCACCAGCTCGGCGTAGCCACAGATGTCGACGATGTTGTCCATGTACGCGGGATCCCCGTGCAGCATGCGCGCGACCTTGCACTGGATCATGTCCAGGCCCTCGCGCTGCGCAGCGGTGAGCCGCGTCCAGCCTGGCGCGACACGCATGGTGTTCTTGAGTCCCTGCGCCGTTCGTGCGACATCGCCAAAATCTCCGTATCTGGCGCCCCGCCCGCCCCGCCCCGCCGCCACGCCGCTGCCCACCTGGTGGCGCAGTACGATAGGAGGGGGCGTAGGAGTGGCGGGCGCCGGCGCGGCATCTCGGCTGCCCGGCACGGTACTGTGATCACCCATCCAGATGCTGCTCATGTCGTGAGGTTCCTGCCTGCCGTGCGCTGCTCCATCTCCGCCATCAGGCGGCGCACGGTGACGCCCAACGCGTCCAGTTCGGTCGCTTTGCGCACGATCCACGCGCGGCGCTGGCCGTGCAGGCCCAGCAGACTGCCCCGGTGGCAGTCCGCGCACAGCGCGATCGAGGTATACCACTGCCCCTGGCTGATCTCGTGCACCTCGCTTGGCCCCGGTCGATCACAGAGGCTGCACGGCAGGCGTGCTACCCGCTCGATGTGGCGGCGCTCGGACACCGTCGGCGCTCGCTTGTTTCGGCTCTGCATCAGGTGCGCGCCCCACGAACGGCCGCAGCAGCCCCCTCAGCGCTCGCGGCGTCGCCAGCCGCGTCCGATGCTTGGCGCGA